AACTAAAGGCGTAAAAGAGGGCGACACAATCACACAAGAAGAAGCTGACAATTTGCTGACAGAAGAAATTAAAGAATATGAAAATTATGTAAATGATTTGGTTGAGGTAGATTTAGAGCAAAACCAATTTGATTCGTTGTGTTCATTTTGCTACAACTTAGGTCCGCATAACCTAAAATCATCTACACTTTTGAAAGTTTTAAATGATAAACAATATGACCAAGTACCAACACAAATCAAGCGTTGGAATAAAGCAGGCGGTAAAGTTTTACAAGGATTAATAAGAAGAAGAGAGGCTGAAGCGCTATTGTTTGAGGGCAAAGAATGGGGTAAAGTATAGTTATGGCAGTTACACAAATACCAAAAGAGTTTATATACGACATAGAACAACGCAGACCAATGCTAGGACAAACACCAGGCGTAGGTTTTTTACAAGGTCAGTTTCAAGGAGCAGGTCCGTACGGACAAATGCCATCTATGATAGATCCTACATTTAAAAGCGGTTTTGAATATGCAAAAAGTATAGCTGGCGGTATGCCAATGGAACAAATTATTGCGCCAGGCGTAAGTTATTCTCCCGAAATGCCTATGGGTTATACACAAGCACAACTCAATACACCTGTTGGCACAACACCTGTAGTTGATGACCAAACATTTAAGGGAGATGTTGTTGACAGCGTAACAATACCGCAAGAAAGTAAAATTAAAATGCCACCTGTAGATAGACTAGGATTTTTGACAGGTTTACCACCTGTAAATCAACAAGATATACCAACAATAGATATACTAGATAAAATTAGTGGATTATTAAACATACCAACAAATATACCTGGTAGAGATTTTTCTGTAGATCAAATGCCAGATTCTCCAATGCCTGAAATGCAAAATGCAGGCTTATTTACAACTGGTGTACCTCAAATACAGACAGAAAATACTGCACCTATAATGACACCTAATATAGATATGATTGCAAACCAACTAACAACACCAATACAAGATCCTATTGTGCTACCTCCTGTAGTGCCACCAACACTACCTCCTGTAGTTCCGCCTATTTCAATGCCACCCATGATGCCTCCATCATTACCAACAGGCGGTAGATTTTCTGTACAAAGACTTGGACCTAGTTTATTTGTATGAGCATAAGCCACGAAGAAGTAGTTAAGGCAGCACAAGCTGAACAAATTTTAGACTCTGATGTATTCAAAGAAGCAGTAGAAAATCTTAAAAAAGAATATATATCCCATTGGTTAAATTCAAGAAACATAGATGATGTAAAAATTAGAGAAGATTTGCACAGGTCATTATTGTTATTACCAGAGGTTGAGCGACATCTTAGAATTATTGCAGAAAAAGGTAAGCTCACAAAAGCACATATAAATAAAATAAGAAATATAGCTTAACTATTCCCTTTTCACACAGTTTTAATATAAAATACTTATAAATACATATAAGGAGTATTTATTATGGCAATAACGGAAAAACCGACTGCTTTACAAACAGATAACGAAAAGACTACTTCGATGTTTGAAAGTTTCTTAACCCCTGAAGAGGAAAAGGTTGAAGATACAGTCGATGAACAAGAAGTAGTAGAAGAAGAAATTGTTGAAGAAGAGCCTGAAGTATCAGAGGATCTTGAAGAAGATGTTGAAGATGAAGAAGATTCTTTAGAAGATGATTTCGTAGAAGATCAAGAACAAACAGATGTTGTAGAGGAAGCTCAGCAACCTCAGACATTTACTGTAAAAGTAGATGGACAAGAAGTTGAGGTTACGCAAGAGGAACTCATCAACGGATATTCTCGACAGCAAGATTATACGCGCAAAACACAAGAACTCGCTCATCAGCGTAAAACCTTTGAGCAGCAGCAAGCAGAGTTAGCGCAAAGAGATGCGATTTATTCGCAGTTGTTACCGAAGATGGAAGCCCAATTACAGGGCGAACTGGCTAACGAACCAGACTGGGATACTTTATATAATGATGATCCTGTAGGTTATGTTCGTGAAAAACAACTTTGGGATCAAAAGAAAGAAAAATTACAAGCTGTAACTGCTGAACAGCAAAGACTCCAACAGGAGACTATGCAATCACAGCAAGAGCAGATTCGGCAAATGGTCGAATATGGTAATCAAAAACTTTTGGAGATTATTCCTGAGTGGCAAAACCCAGAGGTGGCCACACAAGAAAAAGTTGCTATTAGCGAATATGCAGTAAATGTTTTGGGTTATACCCCAGAAGAGATACAACAGGTTTATGATTATCGCGCTTTACTTGGTTTAAGAAATGCTTGGTTAAATAGCAAAACGCAACAAGCAGTTAAGAAAAAACCAACACAAAAAGCGCCAGCAAGAGTAGCTAGACCTGGAACGACAAACAGACCAAAAACGGCAACACCTGTGAAAAAAGCAAAACAAAGGTTGGCTAAATCTGGCAAAGTGCAAGATGCAGCTAAAGTATTTGAACAAATAATTTAAAAGGAAAATAAAATGGCAAAAGTAACAAATGCTTTTGATACATATACGGCTACTGCTGACAGAGAAGATTTAAGTAATATTATTTACAACATTTCTCCAATACAAACACCGTTTATGTCATCTATTGGCAAAAAAAATATAAAAAATGTAGTATTTGACTGGCAGACTGAATCTCTCCCTACACCAAGCGCAAGCGGTCAATTAGAGGGATTTGAGTTAAGTAGATCAGCTTCAACTGCTACATCAAGAGTAAGTAATGTCGCTATGATCTCAGCTAGAGATGCAACTGTAACAGGCTCACAAGAGGCTTCAGATGCAGCAGGTAAAAGATCAGAAATGGCTCATCAACTTGCAATTATGGCAAAAGCGCTTAAAAGAGACATGGAAGAAGCTCTATGTCAAAAAGGTGCTAAAACAACTGGCGATGCAACAACAGCTAGAGTAACTGGTGGTTTTGAATCTTGGATTACAACCAATGATTCAAGAGGAACATCAGGTGCTGCTACTGGTGGCGGTGCTGCTCCTACTGATGGAACACAGAGAGCTTTAACAGAAACATTATTAAAAGATGTTTTACAGCTTATGTTTGCAAGTGGTGCAGAGCCAAATATGGCTATTTGTGGACCACATAACAAACAAGTTATTTCTGGTTTTACAGGTAGAACACAAGCTAGACAATTTGTTGATGCTAATACAGTTGAGGCATCAGTCTCAATCTACTCATCTGATTTTGGCGAGTTAAAAATCGTACCATCAAACAGAAGTAGAGAAAGATCATTACTATTGGTTGATCCAGAGTTTGCAAAAGTTTCTTATCTTAGAGATTTCCAAACTATTGATATTTCAACAATAGGCGATGCTGAAACTAAAATGATTGTTGTAGAGTACGGATTAGAAGTTTCTAACGAAGCTGCTCACGGAATCGTTGCTGACTTATCAACTTCATAATTTGATAAATAGCTTAAAGGGAAGTTTCGGCTTCCCTTTTTTTTGTGATAAAATTTGTTAATGGCAAAAAGCACACTTATAGATTACAAACAAGGTTTAAAGTCTATCTTTGCAACAGAAGATGATAAGGTCGTATATCACACAGAACAAAACATACAACCAACTTTAGACTATGTTAAACAACTGTCTGAAAACAAACCAGGTAAAGATTTTCGCCATGTAGCAGAAGTTCCTATGGTAATATATCAAAAAGCTGTCAGAGAGGGTTGGGCCAAAGATTCTGCAAAATGGAAACAATGGTTAAATCATTCGGACAACAAACCGTTTAGAACATGGAAAGGTAAAGTATGACATACGCAGAATTAAAAACTAATATAGCAAATTTTCTTAATAGGTCTGATTTAACGGATCAATTAGATTTTTTTATAGATGCAACAGAAGCAGAATTTAATAGAAGATTAAGAGTAAAAGACATGATAAAGCGTGCTACTGCAACAGCAGATGCACAATATATGTCTTTACCTACAGATTGGTTAGAAGCAATTAATGTAGAAATAACATCAAATGACTTTAGACCTTTGTTTCAACAGTCAATAGAGTCTTTAGATGTATATAGAAAATCAATAGACAATGTAACAGGACAACCAATTTACTATGCAATAGTAGATAATTCTTTAGAATTAGCTCCTACCCCTGACACAAGTTATACGCTACAATTAACTTACTATGGCACAATAGATGCTTTGAGTAGTTCTAACACAAGTAATTTTATTTCTACAGGCTACCCAGATGCTTATTTATATGGTGCTTTAAAACACGCTTCAATTTTTCTAATGGAAGATGAAAGAGTGCCGTTGTTTACAACACAGTTTGAAAAAGCATTAGAAGAAATGAGGTTAGAACAAGAAAAAGCAGAATTTGGCAAAGGGTCTTTGATGCAAAGAAGAAGAACTTATGGCAAAGCTGGTAGAAACATTTATTATTGGAATAATAATTAGGAGACAATATGGCTGGATTTAGCGATTATTTAGAGGACAAAGTATTAGATCATGTGTTTGGTGGTACAGCTTTTACAGCGCCAACAACATTATATGTAGCATTATATACAGTTGCACCAACTGATACAGGCGGTGGTACTGAAGTATCGGGCGGTGCTTATGCAAGACAAACTGCTACATTTAATGTTTCAGGCACAGATCCAACGACAGCAACAAATGCGGCAGCAGTAGAATATCCAACAGCAACAGCAGACTATGGAACAGTAGTGGCAGTTGGTATTTTAGATGCTTCAAGCTCAGGGAATCTTTTAGCTTACGCAAACTTAACAGCATCAAAAACTGTAAGTTCAGGCGATGTATTTAGATTTGATGCTGGCGATATAGATATAACACTAGCGTAAGACAATGGCCTCAGTAGGCTACGGGTTTAGTAAATACGGAAGAAGTAATTACGGCGTACCCGTTTATCATTTCGGCGTTGCCACAATACCAAGCACATCATCAGCTAGTGCTGTTGGTAGATTTGTTATTGTTGGCGCATCAACTATTGCAGCAACATCAAGCGTAAGCGCAAGCGGTAGATTTGTCATTACAGGCGCATCTACAATAGCCGCAACATCAGGATTTACAGCAGAAAGCTCTCTTATACATGATGGGGTTGCAACTATTTCTGCAACATCAGGATTTACCGCAACAGGCAGACAGATTGATTTAGGCGCAGCAACTATAGCTGGTACATCGAGTATGACAGCTACAGGCACACAAATAGATCGTGGTGTAGTAATAGGACCAGCCATATCAGGTATGACTGCAACTGGTAGGTTTACTGTTGCAGGTGCAAGCACAATACAAGCAGTTGGTAGTGTTACTGCTGTTGGGAGTATAGTTTTTAGAGGTGCATCTGTAATTGCACAAACAAGTGGATTTAATGCGATTGGTGGTCTAAAATGGGAAGATATTATTGTCCCTAGTGAAACATGGACAAATCAAACAGTTGCAGCAGAAACTTGGACAGACCAAGACAATCCCAGCACAACATGGACAACATTAGGCGAACAAGAAGCAGCATAGAGGAATTTTTATGGCAGATACATTTACAACGAATTTAAACTTAACAAAACCAGAGGTCGGTGCATCTACTGATACTTGGGGTGGTAAAATTAATACAGACCTTGATACTGTTGATGCAATTTTTAGTTTATCAGGCACAGCCGTTGATATGGGACAAGTTGACTTTGGGGGAGCGGTTGTTGTTAAAGGAGCAAACCCAAGTTTAACTATAGGGGATGCGGGCGCAGAGGATACCAAATTAGTATTTGATGGCAACGCACAAGATTATTATGTTGGACTAGATGACTCTGCTGACAGCCTGGTTATAGGTCTAGGATCAGCAGTTGGTGTTACACCAGCTATGACAATTAATTCAAGTCAAGAAGTTACATTTGCACAAAACATTACAGGTACACTTGCAACAGCAGCACAAACTAATATTACAAGTGTTGGAACTTTAACTAACTTTAGATCAACAGGTATTGATGATAATGCAGATTCTTTAGCTATAACTATTGATAGTAATGAAAATGTTGGAATTGGTCAGACTAACCCTGATTATCAGCTTTCTATTGGAGATGGCACAGGAACATTACAAACTTTAAACATAAAATCAACTGATGCTAGCCAAACGCGTATTTTCTTCTCTGATGCTTCTAACAACGCACAAGGTAGATTTACTTATGACCATAGTAACGATTCATTACAGATTGCTACTAATGATATTGAAAGGATGCGTATTGATAGTTCAGGTAAGGTTGGAATTGGAACATCTGCTCCAACAAGGCAACTAGTTGTATCTAATGGTAATGCTAATGGTATTGAAATAGATTCAAATATAACAGGTGAATCAGAAATAATATCTTTTAATAGAAGTTCATCATCATTTACAGATTTAAACTTTAGAGCTAATTCTTATT